TTATAAATTTTTTGTCGTGGGCTTGACATACGGGTGTCTCAGATCATGCACCCTGATCCGCTTCATGTTGAGTCTTTCGCAGTTGTAGGTGATTGCCTGACCTAACCACACCCGGGAACGCATGAAAAGACGTTGCTTTGATTCAGGACAGTACAATTTGGTAATATACGCCTTGATCTCTTCCAGCAGGAAGTCCGGAGCTTCTATGATCCGGTTGCTCTTGACCGTCTTAGGTGACTGTGCAACATACTCTCCGGAAATATATGCCAGTGTCTTGTTGATCCGGATTGTTTTCTTTTCGAAGTCTATATCTTCCAGTGTGAGAGCCAACAGCTCTCCCTTTCGCATCCCGGTATAAAATAACATTTCAAATGCTGTATACAATTCGATGTTATCTTTTAAGTTGTCAGAAAACATCTTATACTCTTCTGGTGTCCAGTAATTGATCTGTTTCACTGTTGGCTTGCAGATCTGCCCGATCACTGGACTTTTTGGAAGCCCTAGATAATTTATAGCATATCGAAACAACATTCGCAAATAAGCATTAATCTGACGCGTGTGTGCTGCTGAATAATGCTCTGATAATAGTTGATTCTGCCACTCTGCCACATCTGCCGGAGTGATCTCTGATACAAGCATATCTCCGAAGAATGGAAGTATATGCAGTTCAATAGCACACTTCTGATTGTCCAGAGTGGTCCTTTTTACTCTGTTCTCTTTGAATCGGACATATTTATCATACAAGGAACGAAAGGTTATATCCGGAGTAGTAGCGTACTGCTCCAGGAATATTCTTTCCCACTCCTTCGCATCCCGCTGCCGATCAAATCCCCTCTTTAGTTTCTGTCGTTTCTTTCCAGTCCAATCCGTATAGTAGAATTTGCAATACCATTTCCCTGTTTTCTCGTCTTTATAAGCTGGCATGGTTATCTTCTCCCTTCCTGTACCGGGCGGCGGCTTTGGTAGGATCAGAAGATTCTTCCAGTTTTGGGAAAAATGAAATCAGAAATTCTCGTCATTCATAATATCATCATCATGCTTTTTCATTTCGTCGGTTACTTCTATATCGGTTCGCTCGTGTGCTGCGTTTACTTGCAAATAATCGTTGATATCGCCTTGATATTCTGGTTTGATAGTATGACTCGCATAATCAAAAAATTTTTTTGGTATAAAGTTATTGGCATATTTCTTTTTTAATTCCTGCATTTTAAAATCTGTAAAAGATTCTATTTCTTCTAGTAACCTATCTGTTGCCTTTGTGTCAATTTTTAGTATTCCGTCAGGATAGTTGATATAAAGTTCATCTGTGTCTTCTGTAATATTAAAGGTATATCCTTTTAATCCTATTATTTGTTCTAATATAGCGCAGTATGCAAGCGCAGCCTTATCTCCTAATGCGTTATTATAATCTGAATCAGGAAGCAGAGCTTCGATATTTACGTTCAAAACTTCGGCAATTTTTTGCAAGGTCCAGTACTTAGGATTACGTTTGTTATTTTCATATTGGGCAAGGTTTTGGGGGGAGGTTCCCAATTTATTAGCTAATTCTCGCTGTGTAAGTCCTTGCATTTTTCGGATTTTTTTTATTTTTTCGCCCGTGTTCATAATTCACCTTCTTTCTTTATTACGATAATACCATGTAAAAAAATCAAAATCAATCAAAAGATTGAAAAAGAGGTATTGACTAAATCAAAAGAGTGTGCTAATTTGTATTTGTAAATCAAATGATTGATTTTGAAAGGAGGTATTAAGTTGAAGATCGATAAAACAAAATATGAACTTGCAAAGGCAAGAGCTTGCAAAAGCACAAAGGATCTAGTCGCTGCCGGAGTTCCAGCAGGAACACTCAGCAGAGCGACACGCGTAGATCTGCGACCGGAGACAGTCGGAAAGATTGCGCGAGCTCTTGGCGTAGACGTAACAGAGATTATTGAAACCAACTAACACAGAGAAGCCGGGCGGCGGTTTTGGTAGAGTCAGAAAGGAATGAGGGAAGAAAACAATGCAGAAATCTAAGAAGAACCGAGAAGAGAATAAAAGCGCAGCACTTACTTGCTTGATAATGTTCTTATCCATATTCGGCATAATTGCACACTGGGTTATTTTTGGATATTGAAAGGGGGTGAAGCTATGGGAAAGTCGTTTTATGATATCGAGGATGTAAAACAGATTCTTGGAGTATCAGACAGCAAGGGATACGAATATATCCGGATCATGAACCAAGAACTTGCGAAGAGGGGTTACTTGACCGTCCGTGGTAAAGTTCCGGTTCGGTACTTCAATGAAAGATTCTTTGGAGCTGAGGCAGTAGAAAGTGAGGTAATGTGATAATGTCAGCAAAAAGATATTACTGGCTGAAGCTGAAAAATACATATTTCAGTCAGTTGGATCAGAAAAAGATGCGTAAACAGAAAAACGGGAAAGATATGCAAATCATCTATTTGCGTATGATGCTCTTGAGCATTGACAAAGGCGGTTACATATATTACCAGGAGGTATATGATTCCATTGAGGAAGAACTAGCAGAAGAATTTGCAGAGGATCTTGATCTTGTGCAGCAGACGGTTAAGTATTTGCAGGAGAATAATCTGCTTGAAGTTAATGACTCAGATTGTTTCCTTCCACAAGCTGCAGGATATATGGAGGGAAAATAAATGGCAGATAATAAGAAATACTATTACCTCAAATTAAAAGAAAATTTTTTTGATTCAGATAGTATGGTTTTGTTGGAAAGCATGCAGGACGGTATATTGTACAGCAATATATTAATGAAAATGTATCTGAAGAGCCTTAGAAATAATGGATATTTAGTTTTAAATAATGCAATCCCATATAATGCACAGATGATTGCAACGGTGACAAGACATCAAATAGGAACAGTGGAAAAAGCATTGGAAATGTTCCAACAGTTAGGTTTAATCGATGTCTTAGATAGTGGGGCTATTTATATGTCTGATATTCAATTATTTGTTGGTAAGTCTTCAACAGAAGGGGATCGGAAAAGAGCAGAGCGGATGAAAATAAAATCGGAAATAAATCCAGTAATAGGACAAATGTCCGACAAACATCCACGAGAGATAGAGAAAGAATTAGATATAGAGTCAGATATAGATATAGAGAAAGAGACAGAGAAGAGAAAAGACAGAATAAATTATCAGCAAATAGCTGATATGTATAATGATACCTGCGTATCATTCCCACGTCTCACGAAACTATCTGAAGGAAGAAAGAAGGCAATCAGAGCGCGTCTTAAGGTGTATACTATCGAAGACTTCAAGAAGGTGTTTGAAATGGCAGAAAAAAGCGACTTCCTAAAAGGGAAGAACGACCGGAACTGGTCAGCTACATTTGACTGGATGTTGAAAGATTCCAATATGGTGAAGATTCTTGATGGAAATTATAGCAAATGGGAGGACAAGGAAGATGAGACAGGAAATGAAGCCGGGGGATCTCCATCATATCGAAACGCAATGCTATTCGGGTACCGCGGCCGTGAAGAGGATCTGCACGTTATCCCCGACCCAGAAGACGCCCCTTTTAGTTGATTACGAAATAGAGAATTATGGAGAAACAGCCCCATTTATCATTCCAGGCAATGCTGGAGTTAATTACTTGGCGGATGATCGCAGGAATAGGAGCGGGATGCCGAAAGAGTATGTATATAAGACCGGACGCGATTTTAACTGGAATTTGTATGATACAGATATAGAGATACAGAAAAAGATATCGAATGCGTTTGTGATCCATTTCAAGGAGTTCAGAAAACAGGGGAGAGGGCTTTATATATATTCTCAAGCAAAGGGAAGCGGGAAAACAATGCTTGCCTACTGCCTGGCAAATGAAGTACTTAAGACACATGATATTTCAGTGAAATTTATTTCTATGCCGGAATATATCGAACTGGTCAAAGATAAGAGAGATGAGAAAATACAGCAGCGGGAAACTATTTTAGATGCAGCGTTGTTGATCCTGGACGATATAGGGGCAGCAGTAGAAGACAAGGAATGGATAAGGAATTCTATTTTTAGACTTGTAAACAGACGCCATGAGAATCTATTGCCTACAATTTACACGAGTAACGTGCCGATAGATAAACTCAAATGCGGGGAGCGTGTTACAAGTAGAATCTATGAGGATTCATTTCAACTATCCATGCCTGAGATCAGCATAAGGATGAAGAAAGCAGATATAAGCAAAGCGGAGTTTTTCAGACAGGTGACAGAGTAACAAAAAAAAGGAAATCGTGAAAAACACGATTCCCTCACATCTATGTCCTAGAGCCGGGCGGCGGCTCAAGAAAAAGGACAATTACATAATAACAGAGAATTGGAAGAAAGGAAAGTAAAATAATATGAGTTACGAAGTAGTAAATAAAGAGTTAATGATAGAAGCGTGCAAAATCGAAGATCTGACTGCAGGACAGGTAATCGGATTTTTGAAATTGTGGGATGATGATTCATCTATCAATACTTTGACATTATTCGCGAAAAAAGACGGGACAGTTGTGTTGAATAAGGATAATGCACATTATGAACTCTATAAGGATTTAACAGAGGGGTATTTGAAAGCAGATGAAAATATACGAAAAGCATTTAAAATTCCAAAAGGCAGCGAAGAAACTATTAATATTTTGGAACGCGTAATAAAACAGAGAGAATATAACAAGATTGTTGATCCGGTTATACTAGAAAGAATGCAGGATGTTAGACCGTATAGCGAAGTCTCAAAGATTGCTGATGCTGTAAAAGAGCGATATTCGGTTTGTGAAGATACCTTTCAGATGGTCAAGATGTTTCAATTTGGGTATGTGTACGGAAAACGCGAAGAAAGAAAAAAAAAGAAAAGGTCGGAAAATGTGACCTTAAACCTTGATAAAAGGATATAAATAAAATTCCGCCCTTCCCGGAATGGTGCGTCAACACCGGAACGGGACGGCAAGGAATTAATGGATACGATAACGCGCGAGGGGGGTGAATAAAATAGTCATTGCCCTTCCGGGAAAGAGGCTGCGAACTCGAAACCGGACGGCGGACAGATTAACGAATCATCATTTTGATGAGTCATCAATTTGATGATGGTTAAGAATCTACAAGTGTGATTTTAGGTACGGTTGTTAATGTTTATAAGATTTTCAAAGCGAAAAATAGCAAAAACGTTCGTTTTCAAAACGACGAATAGGCAGAAGATAAGGAAGTTCTTGCTGTAATAATTGAAGGTGATGCAGATGAGTGTAAAAATTAAGATATCGTATAATACAGAGGAAGAGCTGGCCGGAGTGATCCGGTTGCTCTCTCCGGCATTGAAGTCCTGGAAGAGATCCAGGAACATGGAGGGGCACTATAAAAAGGCTTATGTGGAACTTGAACACGTGACAAAGCCCGGAGGAAGACGAGAAGAAAACGGATTGAAGCTGGAACGAAGCCCGGGAGAAGCATGAAAAAGAAATATCCGAATCTAATCCCGAACAGCGAACGAAGCCCGGAAGAACTGCGGGAAATGGGGAGAAAAGGCGGTATTAAGTCAGGAGAAGCGAGAAGAAAGAAACGAGACCAGGAGAAGACCGCAAGGATGCTGACCGATATTCTGTCAAATAGCCCGGAGTTTAAAGCTAGGATGGAGGAACTTGTTAAAATGTTAGGCGGAAAATAAAAGTTGAACAAATAAGATGCATTTGATATAATTATTTTAGAGCAATATAGAAGTACCGCGGGAGATACCTCATCCCGTAAGTCTCAGGACGTGGAAATAGCTATTGGACAGAAATGTCTGAAAGTTGTTTCCACGTTCTTTTTTTGCTCAATACATCATTCTTGTTACATTTTTACCAATAAGCCGACCGGGCGTTAAGCGGGGAAAGGAAATACACATGGAAAATAACATGGAAGGTCAGAACATGACCAATCAGAACCAGCAGGACGATCAGCAGACACAGCAGCAGGATCAGAACCAGCAGGGAAAGACGTTTACACAGGAAGATGTAAACCGGATTGTCAGTGAAAGACTGGCAAGAGCAAAGAACGCGGCCAATGGCAGCGGATCAGATCGCGAGCAGGAACTTGACAGAAGGGAAAGACAGTTAGATGCAAGGGAAAGACTTGCAGATGCCGGAATCCCAAAAGATTTACTCCCGCTGGTCGATTGTAGCAGTAAAGAGAAAATGGAAAGCAGCATAAACCTCATTGGTTCATATCTTGGACAGAAGAAAGCACCGACATCCGGAGCAGGAGCTTATCGAATCATAAGCTCCGGAACGTCCGGAAACGCAAACGGTACAGGCGATGCGAGATCTCGTAAAGCGTCACCGGAAGAGATCAGAGCCGCTATGGGGTTGAAAGGAAGAAAATAAATGGCTATTGAATTAGTAGAAAAGTATCTTGGATATGTAGACGAGCAGTTTACAGAAGAGAGCAAAAAAGAGCATCTGACGAATCAGGACTTTTCGTTTGAAGGTGCTAAGAGTGTGAAAGTGTATTCACTTTCTACTGGATCCATGCAGGATTACGGCAGAATTTCCACAGGTGCAGGCAATCAGCTTGCTAGCCGTTATGGTACGATTGAAGAACTTAGCGCAGTAACTCAGACAATGAACCTTAGAAAGGATAGATCCTTTACATTCGTAATTGACAAACTGGACGAGGATGAGACCGGAGAAACGCTTGAAGCAGCTTCAGCACTTGCTAGACAGATTCGTGAAGTTGTAATTCCAGAGGTTGATACTTACGTCCTTGGAGAAATGTGCAAAGGTGCAGGAATTAAGCCGGAAGCACTGGGCAGTAAATACAATATTTATGATGCAATCTTTGAAGCGGGAGCGGATATGGATGAAGCAGACGTTCCTGAAACAGAGCGCGTGCTTGTTGTCACTCCGGCTACACTTCTCAGAATGAAGATGTGCAAGGACAATAACGGACGCTATCAGGAGATGATCGGAGCTGTACTTGATGAGGAAAAGAGAAAGATCGGCTTTGTCGGACATATTGATGGCATGGACGTGTTGAAGGTGTCAGCGAAGAGACTGCCGGCTAATTTTGGTTTCATGATTGCGCATCCTTGTGCGACTGCGGCGCCAACGAAGCTGGAAAGCTACAAGATTCATCAGGACCCGCCGGGAATCAGTGGAAGCCTTGTAGAAGGTCGAATTTGCTATGATGCTTTTATTCTGAGGAATAAGAAGAAAGCAATCTACTATAGAGAATTTGCAACAGAGTAGAAAAAAGAATCATCGAGGAGCTTCAGACGTGACGTTCTGCGGCTCCTCTTTTTGGTGGAGGGATAAACATTGGATAACGAACAGCTTGTCACCCGGATCAGGGCAGGAGAGAACGTTGCGGAGAATATGCTGCAGTTATGGCAGCAGAACAAGGGTTTTATTGCGAAGCTTGCGAAGAAGTACAGAGGATATGCTGAAATGGATGATCTGATGCAAGAGGGATATATAGGACTCTGTAATGCGGTTGATAAATATGATCTTGAAGCAGACTACAAGTTTCTTACTTGTGCGAGCTTCCACATCCGGCGCGCAATGATTCTATTCGTTTTACGCAGCCGGTCGGTAAAGATTCCGGAAGAATGGAACACAAAATTGAATAAATATAATAAATTCATGGATGAACATTATAAAGCCACAGGCTGTGAACCGTCAGCGATACGAATTAGAGCCTTTACGCACCTAGACGAAGAAGATGTTGCAAAGCTGAAAGAAATTGAAAAAATGCGGCAAATCGGAAGCCTAGATGCGCCTATAGTAGGAGCAGAAGACAGTACACTGTCTGAACTGGTTGCATCCGATCAGGACCTTGAGGGAGATGTGATCGAGAGATTTGACCGGGAACAAGCGTATGCAAGCTTACGGGAGTCAATCGAGAAGCTCCCGGATAACGAACAGGCAGTTCTATACATGAGATTCTATAATCGTGACAAAGTGAAAGATATCGCAGAATCTCTCGGTGTAGCCATGAATACCGTGAAAACTTACGAGCGTAGAGCAATGCGAAGACTATGGCAGCAGGAGAGCCGCCCGTGGCATAAGTATTACACCGATAAGTATTTGAAGCCTGTTACCTTCCGTCATGTTGGTGTGAGAGAGTTTCAGAGTACATGGACGAGCGAAGTGGAAAGAGAGGGGATCAGAAGATATGAAAAATCACGAGGGTTATCATGATCCAACAGCCGGTGAAGCAATCCGCCGGGTCAGACATAAAAAAGAATATGCTCAAAAAAGAGCAAAAGTTGCACCGGTGCATTTAACCTATTTGCTGTATGAGGTGGCAGGCTTTCCCGATACTGAAATGATACTAGGAAAACAAACAAAACGTAAAAAACACGTCAAAAAACAACGGAAACAACCGAAAAAGAATAAAAAAAGTGTAAAAAATCAGTAA